AAGCCGAACCAGCATCGCGTCATTGGTGAAGGCGCGGCGGGTGACGGCGGCGAGGAGGGCTATGAAGCCGCCGATCAGTGCAGTGATGGCGGCGGTGAGGCCATTGTCGCGGAAGGCTTGGCCGACCTCCTGCAACAGGGTGGTTCGTTCTGTCATGATGCTGTCCTTGGGTTCAGAAATCGGTCTCGACGTAAACGCCGGAGCAGTCGTAGGCGACGGCCGCTGCTGTGGTGCCGGTGTTCATGTAGTTGCGCGGGCTCAGCATCTGGGTGGCGGCAGGCATGTCGGTGGTGATGGTGACCTCGACGGCCGCCCCGCTGACCTCCTCGACCACCCGCACGCCGATCTCAGAGCTGTTCGGTGCGGCGGCGATGGTGAGCGTCAGCACATTGGTGGTGCTCGTCACCGGGAAGCTCGCGCCCAGATCGACCAGCGTCGGTGCGCCAGCGCCATCGTTATGCGCCAGCTGCCAGTTGGTATGGGTGCCGCGCTGGAAACCGATGCCGATGCAGTTCACGACGGCGGCCAGCGTCAGGGTCGTCGCCAGTACTGCCGTCGAGCCATAAAGCCCGAAGAACCCCATGCCGGTGACTTGCAAGGTGGTGAGTGACAGTCGGTTGACATAGGTCCAGCCGCCGAGGCCATCGGCATTGCCGCGCCAGCAGACCCAGCCTGCGGAGCGTTCCTCGGCCACCGCATCCGTTGTCGCGGCACTGGTCACCCGCCAGCGCCGCATGCTGGTTGAGAGGTTGGTGGTGGTGAGCGTCGGTGTGGCCACGGTGCCGACGGCGCTGCGCGGCATGCCGTTGGTGTTGACGGTGGCGCCGGATGACGGCGCCCATGTGGCGATCCGGTTGACGCCGAAGTGGGGCTGCAATGGAAAGAACCGGCCCGAGGGGCGCTGCACATCGAGCCACCCGGCCCCGGCGCGGTCGCGGGCATATATAGCCAGCTTGCCCGCAGGCGGCGGGTCCGGCGCGGCGGGCAGGGCGGGGATCACCAGCGGTTTGGGCAACTCGACCCGGCCGGAGCTGCGATCGATCCTGATGGCGTCATGGAAGGTTGCCCCATCGGGGCTGACCTTGACGCTGAAATCGTCACTTCCCAGCAGGCCGATAAGGGCGCGCGCCGAGAAGCCGGTCTTGAAGGCGAAGGCGGCATCGTCGCCCGGCGCGTTCTTGTTGAAGGTGGCCTCGATGCCATTGCCTGCATGGTTGAACAGCATCGCAGGCGTGTTGATCGAGAAACGGTTGAAGGCGTCGGCACTGGCCCAGCCGAGGCCTAGCTGCTGCGCGGTCAGGTTGGCCTGGGGCATGCTGACCTGTGTCACGGCATTGGCGAAGGTGACGGTGGGTGTGTTGATGACCGTCGTGCCCCCGGCCCCTGCCGTGGAGGAGCCGATGTTGACCACGGTGTTGGACCCCGAGGCCCCGCCGGTGCCGAGGTTCACGGTCTTGGTGACACCGTTCGTGGTGGCCCCTGTGCCCATGCCATAGGTGGCCGTGCCGGTTGCGGTTCCGAGAGTGGCACTTGCCCCCGAAGCGGTGAGCGTGCCTGCGAAGGTCTTGTTGCCCGAAAAGGTCTGGGTGCCTGCGAGGATGGCCAGTTCCGAAGATGTATTGGGCAGGGTGAAGGTCCGGGTCGTGCCGGTGCTGATGCCCGAGAGCGAGAACAGCGCCTTCTTGGTTGGATCGGTGGCGTTCACGAGGCTGAAGATGGCATCCGACACATCCACTGGTTCGCCGACTGGATCCCAGACCGATCCGTTCCACACGAAGAAGGCTGTCTCATCCGCGATCCAGGCCAGCCAGCCGGGGCGCGGCACCAGCCGCATCCAGACGCCATCGACCCAATATGCCACGTTCAGATCCCATCCCGCCCAGAGATCTGTGGCGCCCGAGCCCACGATATAGCGATCCCCGTCAGCAGGGCTGGCGGGAGGCGTGGTCAGGTCCCGGTCGATGACCGACAGCTGCACGAGCCCATCGAGCAGGCGCAGGGCCTCGTTGTGGGTCACATGCTTCTGCGCCTGTGCGGCCAGGATGTAGGGCAGCAGGAGATGGGTGGTGATGTCGGACATGGAAACGCTTTCAGAAGGTGAGGGTGACGGATCGCCCAGCGCCCCGGCCGATCAGGGCCGAGAGCTGGAAGATGCGGATAGCGAGGGTGTCGCCCGGGCCGAGGAGTCCGCCCCAATCGGCGGTCTGTTGGGTGGCGGTGTAGAGGGCGCTGTTGGTTCCGGTGGTCAGCCTGCGTTTGACCGATCCGCCCTCGAGGATTTCCACCTCATAGGCCTCGCTCTCTTCGGCGAGGGGCACATCGCCCGCGCCCCAGCTGTCGGCGGCCAGGGATCGCGACCGCCGCACCCAGCGGATCATCAGATCGCCGGGGCTGCGGGCAAAGCGCCCGGGCTGTTCGACATGGGCGACCGGGAAGGGGCGCAGCCCGACGCCCTCGGGCGTGAACGTGGTGGCGAAAAAGGTCTCGTCGCTGACCGGCTTTGAGGCCGGGCCGATCCGCCAGTTCCATGGCAGACCAAGGTCGGCTTCGCTGATTGGTAGCGCGGCCAGCGCCGTATCCAGCACCACGACGCGGGCGCCGATCGGCACTATGCTGGCGATGGCACCTTCCGTGCCGCGCTGACCGCGCAGCAACCGGGTCAGGCGGTACCGGCCCGGCGCTATCAATTCCGCGGCCCCGGCCTGAACGATCTCCCATTGCCCAGCGCCGGTCTCGACGGCCAGCGCATTGGCCCCGCCCAAGAGGGTGATATCCGTTACGCTCTCCAGCGAGCCCGAATAGAGATCGACCAGCAGCGCATTGCCGAGATCGAAGCGCGCCACCGGCCCGGCATGCAAATCCGCTGCCAGCACGCCGATGCGTGCCCGCGTGCCAAATGTGGTCAGCAGGGCAAAGCCATCCGTCGCCGCACTTCGGTACACGGCAATCTCACCCGGCCATGGCCTGGCATGGGCCGCGACCAAGGGCCGGTGCGCTGGCTGGTCGTCGCGCAGCTGCGGCAGATCGAGCAGGAGGATCTCAGGCGCGCCAAACACAGTGGGCGTCGAGAGCGTGGTCGGGCGCCGTTCGCCGGGCGGCAGATCATAGACCGCGCGGTCCTGGCGCACGGCGTCGACACTGCGCAGGTCGGAATCGGCGATGGACACGAGGCGCATTTCCGTCAGGCGGCCATCGTGATCGAGCAGGATCACGTCCGCCGGATCCAGCGCCAGACGCGACGGCGGCAGGCGGAAGGCCGCAGTTTCGCGGCCAACCCAGGCCTCCATCAGGGCGCGGCGGCAGCGGCGCTCGGCCTCTTCGGGCGGCACCGCTATCGGGAACGCCTCGGAGGCGATGCGCGCGGTGTCCACCGTGATGCGCCGGGCCTCGACCTGCGCCGCGTCATAATCCTCGTCGGCGCGGGCGATCTGCCACTTCAGGGCCTGGGGCAGTTCGGTTTCCTGCGCGCGGGTCAGCTCCATCACATCGCCCGATCCTGACGATGGCGCGACCATGCTGTCGGGGGTGATGGTCACGCTGGCAATGCGGCCGCGCATAAGGAACCGGATGCGCCCTTCGCTTTCCACCGCATCGAACCCAAAATGCCGCGCCAAAGTCCCGAGCGAAGCGCGCGGCGCTTCCAGAGCCGAGATGACATAGCCCTCGACCGCGCCCCATAACTCGGAGACGTCGCTCTGTTCCTCGGGAAGCCCGGCGCGCAGGCAGAGGTGGCGCACCAATGCCGCCAGCGACACGGCCCCCAGCCGACCCGTCAGCCAGTGGCCCAACCGCCAGTTCGGGCCATCGCTCCAGACATCTGTGAGTTCCGGAAAAAACGGATAGGGACGGGCATCCCAGGTCCAGGCGGCGCAGTCGGGCAGATGGACCATCGGAGTGCCATAGGCGGAAGACACCGGGTTGTTCGTGACCGCGCCCCACCAGAGATACATGGCCTCGAGATAGGCCCGCTGGATGGCATCATCGCGCCAGCCACGGGAAAAGTACGGCACCTGGCTTTCCGAGGATTTTGGGTCGAAGAACACATTCGGCTGGTTGGTGCCGCGATCAATCGCCGGGCAGCCCAGTTCGGTGAACCAGATCGGCTTCGATTGTGGTGCCCACGCCGTCGGTGTTCCGCTCTCGATGCCACCTGGTCGATCAAAATGCGCATTTTGCCACCAGGCGCGCAGATCCTTGAAGCGGAACACCCACGGCTTGTCCTCGCCGCCATCGGTAATAGGCGTTCTGATCTGCGCCGCGCGATCAGCCGGGCTGGCGTAGAACCAGTCGAACCCTTCACCGCCGGTAATGTTGGATTGCAGATAGCTCCGATCATAGATCGCGGGGGCAAGTGCTGCATCGGCATGCTCAAACCCGTCGCGCCAGTCTGACAGTGGCATGTAGTTATCAATGCCGATGAAGGTAATGCTGGGATCCGCCCAGAGCGGATCGAGGTGAAAATAGACATCGCCTGAGCCATCGCTGGGATGGTGCCCGAAGTATTCCGACCAGTCGGCGGCATAGCTGATCGGGGTGCTCGCACCCAGAATGCTGCGCACGTCGCCCGCCAGATCCCGATAGGCCGCGACCGCCGGATAGCTGTCGGGCCCTGAACGGATCGTGGTCAGCCCGGGCATCTCCGAGCCGATCAGGAAGGCGTCGACCCCTCCCGCCACGGCGCAGAGATGCGCGTAATGCAGCACCATCCGGCGCAGGCCCCAGTCGTCCACGGGTCCGGCCCAGCTCACAGCATCCCCAGACAGGCTGAAACTGGCGGGCGTCGCGCCGCCAAAGAAGGCCGCGACCTGTACGGCGGCGGTGCTGGTCTGGTCGACGCTCCCCGCGACCCCCGCCGCGGGCGAAGCGGTGATCCGCCCGCGCCACGGGAACGCGGGCTGGCCTGTTTCGGCGGCATTGTCGGACCAGGGGTCGGGCAGGCTGTTGCCGGGGGGCACATCCATCAAGAGGAAAGGGTAAAAGGTCACCCGCAGCCCGCGCGCCCTGATCTCCCGGATTGCTTGCACCACCGCAAAATCCGCCGGTGTGCCGCCGAAGACCGGGCGCTCGTCGCTGTCCCGGCTGACGAGATGCGCGCTGGCGCGCGCCACGCCATTCACCGACCAGGTGACGGGCGAGGTGATCTTGACCGGCAGCTCCACACCGGGCCGGATCCTGCAGTGCCCGGCTCGCAGGTCATCGCCGAACCAGGCCACCACGAGGCTCACGCTCTCGATGCCCGGGACCGAGGCTTGCAGCCGGTCGAGCGCCACGACGATATCGGAGGTGTTGGAAATGGCGTTCAGGTTCTCGGCGCGGGTGGCGCCGCCCGGGCCGGAGAGCCGCCGGACGGGCTGGGTAGCGTAGATGAACTCGCCCGAGGCCGGGATCATCGTCACGGCCTTGACCAGCCCTTCGGCCGTGTCGGGATCGGCCAATGGGCGAAACACCTCGAAGGAGAGCTGCGGCAGGCGGTTGCCGAAGGCGGAGAGTGCGAGCCCTTCGAAGACCACATAGGCGGTGCCGCGATAGGCGGGGGTGTTGGCGGTCCCCATTCTGGCGGCAATGAAGGGGTCGGGTTCCTGCGCCTCATCGCCGGGATACCAGCGCCAGGTCACGCCCGAGAGATCCATTGGCTTGCCATCGGCCCAGATGCGCCCAATGCCGGTCACTTCGCCCTCCGAGAGCGCCACGGCGAAGGAGGCAAAGTAGAGAAACTCGGTGGTGGTGACCTTTGGCCCGCCGCCCTTGCCGCCGCCCTGACGGCTGGTCTTTGTCTCTTCGCGGAAGTCCGTCGCCCAGATGATATTGCCACCGATGCGCATCCGGCCAAAGAGGCGCGGGATTACCGCGCCTTCGGTCGAGGAGGTGATGCGCAGACTGTCGAGGCGCTGGCCTTCGATGCGTTGCGCGGGGGCCAGCGACGAGACGATCCAGGTGTCGACCACCGACCCGATGGAGGAGCCGACAAAGCCGCCGATGGTGGCGGCGGACAGCCCAAGGATGCTGCCGCCGATACTGCCGCCAATGGCAGTGCCGACGGCGCCGAGGACAAGGGTTGCCATGATGAAAAACTCAGATGTGGCTGGAGCGCGGGAAAAGGAAGGCGAAGGCGATGCGCCGCCGCCAGCTTGGGGTGAGCGGTTGCTCGATCACGCCGAGGTGCTCATAGGCGTGGATGAAGCTTTGCGGGCCGGTCAGGATGCCGACATGTTTGGCGATGGCGCGCGGGACCATGCGGAAGAGCACCAGCGCGCCGGGCGGTGCGTCGGCGGGTGCGGCTTCCATCATCATGCGGCGCGCCCCCTCGGCCAGCACCTCACGCGGGCCCATCTCGCCCCAGTCCCGGCTGTAGGGCGGGATCGGGAAGGGCTCGTCGCCCACCACCTCGCGCCAGACGCCGCGTGCGAGGCCGAGGCAATCGCAGCCGACCCCGCAAAGGCTCGCCTGATCATGATAGGGCGTGCCGAGCCAGCGGCGCGCGGCGGCGATGACAAGGGCGGGATCGGCGGTGGACGACTGGGGCTCGGGCACAACATCTCTCTCGCATGGCCGATCCTCCTCACCCTGACCCCGAATATGCGTCACAGGACTTTTCCCTCATGGCTGCCATCTTGCGACGCATATCTGAGGACCGCGTCCTGCCCGGGGATATGCGGAAAGCCCCGGAAGTTGGGGGTGTTGGCGAACTTGCCCGTGCAGGTGGCGATGCGCTTGTCGCAGCCTGCGCGCGCGATGAAACTGTCGCCCTCGGCGATGGCGCGCACCGGCGCTTCCAGCAAGGTGAGTGTGGCGATGGTAGCGGTCAGGCCATGGGACAGGACTTCCGTGATGCGCCCAACATTCGCCCCGCTGGTCCAGGTAATGGTCCCGGCAGCAAACCACCCGGCTTCGAACCCGGCCAGCCCCGAGGCCCGGAACGCGCGGTCGCGCAGGCGCTCCGTTACAACGCCGGTCCCCTTGTAGATCGCGTTTTCCAGATCGATCCCGCAACGCGCATCGCCAAGTTCCGCATCGCACCCCGCCTGAAACGTCCGCCCGACGGTCTGGCCGAGGAGGTGTGCCAGGCTGCGGACCTCGGCGACAAAGGCGATCCGCCCGCGCCGGATTTGCCCGACCGCACCGCGGCGCAGGAGCACACGCTGGGAGGTGTCGGCCCAGTTCACCCGCCACAGCTCGACTTGCGCATTGTCCCAGCGCCCGTCGAGAATGTCGCTCTCGGTGATCCGATCCGAGGTCAGAACGCCGGTGGCATCCTGTGCATCCACCGCCAGATCGGACCCTGCGCGGATCTCCGAGGCGGCAAACCCGCTTTCGGGTTCAAAATCCGTGCCGTCAAAACTGAGCGGGCGATCATGATCGGTAAAGCCCAGCGCCACGCCGTCGGCACGGGTGATCCGCCAGCACCAGGCGAGCGTGGTCGTGCCTTCATCGAGATGGGCCTGCAGGTCTGGGGAGAGGGTCTTCATCGAAATAACCTTGATATGTGTCGCAGCAGGAGCCAACTGACTGGAAAGTGGAACTTTTGGAGGTAGCTTTGATGATGACGCAGGATATTCCCGAGGACCCAGACCACGACGGAGGGGTCGCGACGGAGGCCCCGCTGGAGGGTGCTGAAATGACGCTTGATGTGGTCTCGCTTGAGGCGTTTCTGGACGCGTTGAGGCAGGCCTCATCTCCGGAGGGTCGGGTTGTGCCGTTCCCCCGCAAGCCCATCCCCCGGCCCGAGTAACGCTGGTCGTATCCGTGAAGGTTTAAACCTGCAGCCGTGCTTGGCCTGAGCCGTGCCCCTACCGCCGGATCTCGATGAGCGGAATGGAGGTGATAGACCCGAGCCGCTCGACATCGAGGGTGACGTCGAGCGTATCGCTGTCAAACCGTACCGGCACATCGAACTCGTAGCCCGCCGTGATCGCGACGCCCGCGCCGGGGGCGGTGGTGAAGGTGACGCTGCCGGTGGTGGGATCAATGCTCCAGCCCGACATCTGCTCGACCCCGTTCAGGGCGAGGCGCACACTGCCTTCCACAGGTTTGGCGATGGTGCGGGTCCAGCTCTGCGCACCGGAGCTGTAGTGCTTCAGAAGGGCAAAAGTATAAACTTCACCATCCCCGGTGCCAATCAGCTGATCGGTTGGGGCGACCGGCTGCGACGGCAGGTTGGATTTATAATCCGCCCAATCCTTGAAGCGAAACCCATGCAGGCGGCCGTTGCGGGCTTCAAAGAAGGCCACCACTGCCGCCAGATCATCGGCACGGCGGATGCCATAGGCCACATCATAACGGCGGCGCGAATTGGCCCAGCTGGCATTGCGTTCCTCGTCACCTGAAGCCAATTCCACCACCTGCGTGCGCCGTTCCGGCCCGCCGCGCGCCCCGCGGCTGATATTGTCGGGAAAGCGCACCTCGTGAAACGCCATCATATGCCCCTCTGGCCGAGTGACACCGCGCGCGCGATGTCGGCGGCGACCTGTGTTCTGGACTGCCGGAAGCTGTCGGCGTCACGCGCGTTGATCGTTACCGAGATGTTGGGCGCGCTGGCCTCGCGCTGGCCGGATCTCTGGCCGGATCCTGCAACCTCGCGCCGCGACAACACCCGCTCGCCGCGCTGCAGGATGGCGGGCACCTCGTCCGGGCGCAGTCCCGCAAAACCACCCGAGTGCATGCGCGGCGCATTGGCAAAGGCCAGCGCTGGCACCATGCGACCGGGGCCCGGGGCACCGACGACGCCGCCCGCGTGCAGGATATTGGCAAACAAACCGCCCGCACCGCCCAGCGCGCCGGAGAGCGCGTTGGCGATGGGGCCGAGAATGAAGCGCCGCGCCGCCAGCTTGGCGAGATCGGCGATCATCGAGGTGACCAGATCGCCGAAGTCGAGCTTGCCGGTCTTGACGAAATTGCCCACCGCGTTCTCGGCGCTCTGGAAGGCTCCGACCAGCGTGCTCCCGATATCGCCGCCAATGTCGCGGGCCCTGGCGGCATAGTCGGCCAGCGTGGCGGTGACGGCGGCCCAGCCGGTCGCCGCTTGCCTGGCCCCCTCGGTGGCCGCCGTTCCGGCGGCGCGACCAGCCGCCCCGGCATCCCCGGCGGCACGGCCCGTTTCGTCCAGTTCCTCGCCCAGCGCGGCTGCAGCGGCAGCGGCCCCGGCCAGTGCGGCGTCGGCCTCCGCCCCGCTGCCGGTCATGGCATCGCGCAGCGCCTGCAAACTGGCAAGTGGCCGACCGGCGGCATCGGCTAGCATGCCCGCCGCCTCGCGAAACCCGTCGGCGCGGGTGCGGGCATCCTCGGCCATCGCGCCGAGGCCAAGGTCGGGGGGGTCGAGGAAGCTGCGCGACAGCGCGGCAGAGAAGGCATCGGCTGCGGCGGTGCCAGCAGCGGTGGCCGCCCCTTCAAACGGGTTGCCGATCCGGCCCAATCCGACAGGATCGAGCGTGCCGATCCGCACACCGCCCTCGCCGGTGGCCCATTCCGGCAGCAGCGCCAGCGCCGCGTTCAAGCCGTTGATGAAGCGGTTGATGCGGGTGACGACACCGTTCAGCATCGCCTCGACGCCGGAGATCAGCCCGTTTGCGGCCTGGAAGGCGAAGTCGCCGATGGCACCGGGCAGTCCACCCCAGATCGCCACAGCCGCATCAAAAGCCCCCTGAAAGATCGCCGCCGTCCGGTCGCCGAAGCTCACCACGCCCGCGATGGTGCCTTCCAGCGCCGACAGTCCGGACGCCTTCAGCTCCTCCCAGCCCGCCGCCATGTTGGCAAACGCGGCGTCGAGCACCAGCCCCATCCGCGACCAGACTTCCCGGGCCAGATCCCCCAGCAGCCGGAACGCCGCGCCCACGCCGCCCGCGCCCGCGACCAGCCTTGTGAACTGGAACACCAGCTCGCCCGCGCCGACAATCAGCGCACCGATGCCGGTGCGGATCAGGGCACCGCGCAGCACGACCAGTGCTGTGGCCAGCCCGCGCACCGAGAGCGCCGCCGCTGCCAGCCCGGCCACCCAGCGCCCGGCCATGAGGCCTGCAAAGGTCGCAGCAATGGAGGCCAGGCGCCCGATGTTGTCGAAGAGTGCGCTTATGGCGATGCCCAGCGGTCCGCTGCGGCTTGCGACCGCTGCCAGCCCGTTGGCCACCGCCTCCAGCGCCGGGGCGGCCGCCACCGCCAGCTGGTTCGAGACCCCGCGCCAGATCAGCCCCAGCCGCG